GTTGGCCAGGGTTATTGATGCAATCCAAATGAGTTGATTCATCAACTTCAATATACGGTTCTGGAATACAGGAATAATTGATATTGTCTGGGTAAAAGCCCTTGATCTCGCCAGTTGTGGAATTGTAGTTCACTTTTATCATCATAAAACCTCCCTATTAACCTATAGGCAGTTATTTACCTATTGCTAACCAACAAACAACTGTGCTTGTTGCAGTGTTCATCACGCTACCGGTTGTTGCATTAACAACATACCCTTGTGCACCTACAAATGTAGTTCCACCAGAATATGCCGCCGCAATGAGAACAAGTCCGCCTGTCGGAAATGCTATTGGAAAAGTAAATTGTGTCTGTGTATTAATAGTACTAGGTGTAATCATTCCCCACTGCAATATCAACCCACTCGGCAATTTTTGATATCCATTACTTCCTAACGAACACTTAAAATACTCGGATGCCTTAAGTTGAGATGTACCAGATACCAGGAACCAGCCGTCAGTAGTTGCGCAAGCCAGTTCTGCTGTTGCCTGCAAACCAGTCATAGATATACTTGTTACTGGTACGTAGCTACCATTTTGATACCCAGCAGTAATAGTATCAGATCCCGACGTTTTAATTGTTATTGTTTTAGCTGTACTATTACTTGCAAACTTAAAAACGGCCCCGATAGGCACGCTCGAGGCTGCCGGTAACGTGATGGTAATATCTGATGTTGTATTCGACGAAATACCTATAACCTTACCTGCATCAGCGCCGGTCAGTACTGTATCAGCACTAATTGTTTTCCAGCCTTGGTTATTCCCTAACGCCCGCTGCACAAATGATGTCGTAGCGATCTTTGTGCTTGCATCAAATTGAGCATCTGCAACCCGCAGATCCCTGACAATCCACGTAACGCCACCATCTGTCACGGTACTACCCACGTCCGGCCATGTCGGCTCTGTTGCTGCTGTTGTACCAGCTATGGTACATTCAATATAAGCATAACTTGGTAATGTCGGCGAACGCTTTACATCACCAACAACATACGCTGTACTGTTTTTTCTCAAATGAAGCAAATCAGCGTGAGCATCAGTTGCCGCATTATGTATGGCAAAGGCTGCAGTATGTGCGTTGGCATCAGTGTTATGAGCCGCCAATATTGATGCTGTAACCAACCCGGCTTGATTAATTGTTGCCGTCACACTCGCAGCATTGCTAACAATTATATTGTAGGCAAACTCCTCTGATACTGTGACAGAATCACCCTCTGGCGGTAAATAGTCCGGTGCGGAGTCGATAATCATGGAATATAGAATTTCGCCTTCGGTTGGATCTGTGGCGAACAGCCCTAACTCGCGCACATAAAAACCGGTGGTTAACCCTGTATTGGTTATCACACCGGTTACCGTTGTTATATTGTCAGCTGCGCTAATAGCACTAATGCCAACGTTTTGCTGTGGAGATATTAAATCTGTTAAACTTGCTATACTTTGACCGTCGGCCAGCGTTCCTGAGCCGATTTTCATTTTTGTAAGAGCCAGCGTCGTTGTCCCTGCGTCCACCTTGGCTTGCAGGGCTTGACCTTTCGTGGTCAACATACTTCCAGACCAATTCGGCATTTACATCACCTCAATTTTCTTATGGACACTTACAGCACCACCGAAATACGGCGTACCGCTAATATCTGGCATTTTAAATGTCATGGGATAGATGTCAATTTTCTTATGGACACTCGCTGCACCAGCAAGATACATAGTCCCGGACATTTCTCTATACAATGATACGCCTTCTAACCAAGACCTAGTATTTTTCACGGTATCAATGGCCTTTTTCAGCCGTGTGTACATATCAGCATCAATCATCTGCCCCCCGATTTTTACAACCCGGAAATAATACGGATCGCCGCCGTATTCAAACCATTCCTGGACAACGGCGTCTTCCAGGATAGCCGAGACAACTAGTTTAACTGCATACGGTGTACCTTTATGCCGATGGGCGTCAATACTGGTCTTTACCAACGTTCTTTTCTGTGTTAACGTCAAGCCAAGCTCATAAAAATCAACGTGATACTGCCAGGCGAGAAGGTCAACAACCTCCTCAGACAATTCATCCAGTCTGGCCAAAATAATACATTCTTTTATGGCGTTACTGACTTCCTGCAATTGTGGGGTGACCGCTGCACTTATAGCCTGTACCTGTGCATCACCAGAAATACTAGGGGGTATCACATCTAGCCAAGATACATCATAAATGCTCTTGGTCATGACTCAATACCCCCGTAGTTAATTGTAGTTGTCGATTCTTTCGCCACCTGGCTATCTGCTAGTGCTAGATATGTGGGCGTTGTTACCATTACTCGTTTAGCGCCAGCAGCTCTCATCAGATATACCAATTCAGTAGGGTTGATATCGCGTCCCAGTTCGGTTTTTTGCCAAGTAATATAGGTACTTACTGCTGTTTCTATAGCTGTTTCAAGGGTTGACGCTACACTTTCGTTAGTCTTGTCAATCCAATACGACACATCAATTGCATACGCTACCTGCTCCGGTGCCAAAACCTGTACATTATCAGTTAAGGGCCGTATTTTTTCATCGTCACAAATCTCCAACACTGCGTCTAAAATTTCCTGTCCTGGTATTTCGCCCCCAGTTACTAGCGGGTAAATAGCAACTACCCCGGCGCTGGGTGAAGCAACTGACACATCAATGATTGTGCTGGAGGCTGTTTTTGCCCAGAATTCATACGCTCCGGTTGGTCCGGCTGTTGAAAATGACTCCGGTGCCAGCTGAATACGTTCTCTAAAAGCGTCGTCGATTTCTTTATCGGTGCCACCCTCACTAACTGTAGTGTTTGATATGCTAGCCACATAAGCAATCGGATCAACCAGCGTCGTGAGCGTGCCCACAGCGTAATCATTGCCGGCAGTACCTGTCACAGTACATTGCACCGAAATATCAGCGTAAGTATCACCAGCGGCAATGACAGTTTCAGCCGTGGTGATAAAATACACGCCATCACCAGAAGTAACCCGTTTACCTGATGCAATAGTTGTACTAACTGACCGAGCAGCTGTCAACGTAAACCGTACTGTGCTGGTTGCTGCTGTAGCTGCAATGCGCGTGCAGCCTACTAAAATGCCGATATGGTCCAGAAAGTCACCAGATGAATAGGCGAGCAGGTTTTTCTTGGCAGAGCTGTCAATCACAGAACGCTGGCCAACTATGATAGGCACTTCCGATTGCAGCAACTTCTTGCGCGGATCGGCGACGGCCAGGGTTACTCCTGCTGTTTCTTCGTATTGGTCTATAATTTCTGTTTCAATAGTTGAAGAATCTTTTTCTGCAAATGTAATGTCCGGTAAATTAAAATTAGCCATCTATAATCCTCACTTTCACGGAGGGATTCAAAACACCTTCGGAGCCGTCAATATTGATACTGGTAACCTCAACGCGCGGTTCATACGTTGTGATTGCCGTGATTAGTCTGGAAGCCAGCAAGGCTTTTACAACGTTAATCGGTCGATCAAGTAGACTGCCATCCCAAGCAAAACCTCTATCCATCGGGCAGGAGTAAACTACAGACGCTAGAATCATGGCCACGTTTTGTAATATTTCTTCATCGCCGGTCGCGCTAAAATTAATTTCCAAGCCACTCGACGAATTAATTTCATATGTTGTGGCCATTCTATTCCTCCTTCGGCAGTTTGACGTACTCGGTCATGCTTACGTTTACGGAAGCCACCAGCAGACTGCCTTTATTGTCATAGGTTTTATGCGCTTCACTCAATTGAGTTATCACCCAAGAGTTGGCCGTCACGGCATTACCGCCGATGGTAAATGTACACACAACACCATTGTCTCTGAGTTGCCGCAGTTTTTTCAGTTCCTTGATCGGCTCAACACCTAACATCGTAGTCAAGAATATAGAAAAACTGATAGCCTCCAAACCAGGACCGATAAATTCCAGGATTGGCTTTTTATCAATACCGATAATTTCATGAGTAGCCCATCGGCCACCAGAGTCGCGTTGGAAGTTATCAAAGGTCATTACTTTAAATTCTGAACTATTCGTTGATCCTGTCAGGCTGTATCCAGCAACGTTTACCGCAACACCGCTGGACGATTGCGACACGTTAACTAATCCACCGATGCTATAGGTGTTTTCAACCCCTGACGCTTCATAAGAGGATTCAAAAACAACCTCAATAGCCTGGTCGTTTAGTTTGCCGCTTAATATGCTTATAGACATTTAATCACCTCTATTGTGGGCAGCTAGTGGTACTGCCGCCAGAAGTAACGCCCCCGTGAACGTGGTTTTTTAAACTGATTCCATCCGCAACCACATCACCAGCCACATTTACATTGCCTGTTGCGGTTATATTTACTGGCCCCGGAACAATGATTGTCATGGTGCTGGCTGATCGGTCATACTCGACTATTGCACCGTCAGCAAACCGGACATATCGTTTTCCTTGTGCCCCGGCTTTTGGTTTATTCACGTCCCCCCGTACACTGAATAATACATACCCTTCGGCGTTACCAGTCGGCATGAACATGCACATAACTTGTTCGTCAGGGTCCGGTATCCAATAGTTATCATCCTTGCTTGCTCCCCAGGTGGCAACCTGCAGCCATGACGAGACCGTGTCGTCCAAATCATCAAACGTGACACGTACCAGCTGATTTACATCGTCAATTCCAGTTACGGTACCAACGCGGAACAAGTCTTTTAAATTCATCAATATCCCTCCAAACATCGGCGCAGTTGTAAACCAACCTCGTAGCCACTACCGCTTTGGCCGTGAGTGCATTGCGTTATAATCCAATTCCCGTCAAACTTGCCGAAATTCTTCAGCGTCACCACCATGCTGGCCAGTAATCTGATATCCGCTGTAATTGTCAGGCTAAACTGCCAGGATTTGCTGTTTTTCTCACGCAAGGCTTTTTTTGCTTTGCGTTCGGCTTCGTTTAAGCTGTCGAATCGTTCACGCAAAACTAAAACCCGCGACGTTGGTGGCGGGTCTGTTGGGGTAAACGTATAGTCTTGGTTTATCCGGCCTTTTGGTGACCGATATTTTATGCGGCAGGCCCCATACGTATCGTTTATTGTTGAGCGACCACCATATTTTTTGATTGGAAATACCAGTCGGTCAATCGTCAATACTGGATCGGCCTGCTCAAACTTTGCTTCATCAAAAATTATGACTTGTGAATCAGATACTTTTAAGGCCAGCCCTGCATCCTGGCAGAGCTTCTGTAAAAACGGCAAATCCTGCTCTTCCGTTTGCTCAATACGGTCATATTCTGGATCGTCTTTAACCTCATAGTACAGGGTTAATCCATCGGCAACAGCAATGTCATTAGCCACTACAGAAAGCTTTGTTTTCTCCCAAGCTCGGTTTTTATCCTCGCCCTTTAACGCGGTAGACTGGAAAACAGACAGGGCTTTTATTGTTACCTCAGACGGAGGGTAGCTGGGCGAGATTTCATCAATTTCAAATGTACCGAGCGGTAGCTCATCTTCTTTATCATCATCGTTCCAGTTGTTTCGCTTGACTGTTGCGGTCAGCTTTGCTCCTTTGTCCGGAAACCAGTCGCCGATCCAGAGTTGTTGTTTATCTGCCAGCGTAATTTGCAAATCATCAGACTGACCGCTTAGGTTATCGGTATAGGTCCAGCTTTTTAAATATGGCTGCAAATCCTCCGTTATATCGGTGCTCTCGTATTTAATTTCTAGCCATGCTTGTCGCGCTATGGTCATGAGCTAGTTTTCCAGGGCGGCAGGTTCGATGATATGGTAGTAGTCGAAGTGGGCACGTTCAACACTACCCCAGCACTAAAAATTACGGTAGTTACATGATCCGGATTAGCTTCAATCAGGTCTTGCATGAGGTATTCATCGCCGTAGATTTTTTTCGCGATGGCATCCCACATATCGCCTTGCTTGGTTGTATATGTTTTAAGTGCCATAGCTTACCCTCCCTTGCTGGTGTGCAAAATCCCGCACCTGCTCGAAAAAGCTTTTCTGTTGGCGGTCAGCTTCCTGCATTGTTTCCGGATCACTGCCATGTATCGTCGGCGAATAAGTGAAATGAAATGCATTTCCACCGCCGCTACCTACACCCAAAATGTCACCAGCCTTTTGCCAGAGTGAAACGGCTTTTGCAGATCCGTCAAGAGGTATGGCTGCCTCTGCGCTATTCTCGGCAAAAGTAGTTAAGAATGCACCTTTGCCGTAGATACCACCAGCGGCATTAGTGTAAATTTGTGCTCCACCAGCTCCGGCTGCTACACTCGCCTGCACATTCGCTTGGATTGGGCTACTAAACATGTTTTTAACCCAATTCCATTTATCGCCTAGCCAATTAAGAGCTCCATCAAATTGCGAACGAATATAACTGCAGAATTGATCGACCGCAGCGGATGGCTCATTCCAAAGTGTCACAAACCATACCTTCACTGTATCCCAGTTAGCAATTAGCCCAACACCAGCCCCAATAAGCCACCCTATCGGCCCAGTTGCGAAGAATAATAATTTCGCTGTTGGGCTATTCCACATATCTACAAAAAATGTTTTGACCGTATCCCAATTTTGATACAAGAGATATCCGGCAGCAATTAGAGCCCCTACACCAACGATAACCAAGCCTATCGGGTTCGCCGTCATGGCCGCATTCCAAGCCCATTGAGCCACTGCAACTGTTTTTGTTGCTCCGGCTGATAACAGCATAGAAGTTTTATTAATTACCATTTGGGCATTTTGACTGGCTAATAGCAACTTAATTCCATCTACCGTATCCTTATATTGATTCATAGTAAACGATGTTGCCAACCAAGCAAGCCTAAACCCAACCAACCCAGCCGTAGCAATTATAATCACATTTGTCAATTGCGGATGTTCCTGCCTAAACGCCGCCAAATGCTGTGCACCGGCTTGAAATACTGCCGATACCTGCACAATTGCGGGCAGGAATACCTGTCCTAAAGATATTCCCGTTTCAGCAGCCGACTGTTTAACCGCATCGATCGACGATGCAGTTAGTTTTAGCTTTGCAGCAAATTCTTTTTCCATGCTGCCCTGGCGAGCAGAGTCATTCAGTAGATCCATGTTCCCACGTAGTTTATCCATACCAGAGGCTAGCGCTGAAATATCGTCCTGGTATTCAGCGCCAAATAATCCGGTTAATGTCTCGGCCTGTTGAGCCTTATCCAAGCCTTTAATTTGATCGAGCAAACCAAATACAGTTCCTTTAGAATCAACCATGTACGACGCCTGCAGTTCACGAGCATCTATACCCAATTGCGCTAATGTTTCCTGAAAAGGCTTTGCCTGTGACGGTGCAGTAGCCAAACGGTTCATTAAGGCATTTAGACCTGTCGCTGCTATTTCAGGAGTCTTGCCAAGGTCTATCATCGTTGTGGCCAATGCCGCCAGCTCGTTATTACTAAACGATGATTGGCCTGCGGTGCCACTAATTCGCTGCAAAACTTCAATGATTTCTGGTCCTTTGGCCGTTGTTTGATCATCCAGGTAATTGACAGTATCAGCAAGGTCCTTTATTTGCGCTCTACCCTCAACAGTATCTAGTTTAATACCACGGATATTAGCAATTTTGGCCATTTGTTCGGCGATTTGATCACCACTACCCTCAAACGCCACACCCATCTGGACAGACATTTTTACAAAATCGTTCAGTGCATCAGCACCCTGCACACCCATTCTAGCTGCAGCTGCTGTCGTATTTGCAACATCAGCAGGCAACATACGCAAATCTCTACTTAATTGCATTACACTTGACTGCATTTGATAATACGTCGGTGTCAGTTCTCCGTTATCATCTCTGGCACCCTGTACCTGTTTAGCTACCCCGCCCATTGCTGTTTCAAAATCAATAGCAGCTTTTGAAGCGGCTACCAATGGAGCTGCAGTTATTGCAGTATCAACCATTCGCCCGCGAATTTGCGAGGAACGTTTACTGGCTTCATTTTGCTGGCTCTGAGCAGCCATCAGTCTTGATTGTGCCGACTGGGTTTGTGCTAACTGAGCTTTTAATCTTGCCTGAGCATTCTTGTAACTGTCAACATTAATTACGCCTGTCTTATACGCGGCATCAAGTGTTTTTAAATTGCTTCGCAGGGCAACAGACTGCGCACCGAGCGTTCTCATCTGAGCGGAAGCAGAGGAGAAGGTACTTTGGAAACTAGCACCCATTTTACCGGCAATTTCAAAGGCTACTGAAAATACCTTACTCATTTTCGGTTTCTCCTTTCCTCTATCAATTCAACAGCATCCTGAATCCAAACATAAAAGTCTCGTATTGGAATTCCCATCCAATACGAGACTTTTTCATATTCCGTTAAAGATAATGCTGTTTTTCTTATGAGTTTGCTGGGGTTGCGCCCTATAATGCCCATCCGAACAAAAAATTTGCTGCCGCCGTAGTAGTTTGAATAAAATCCGACCCATGTAGTCCCATTATATCGTCTACAATAACCGGCTCAGCAGCGGCCTTTGCCGCTATAATAGCCTGGAATGTCTTGCTGTAGCAAGCGTCTGGCGTGGTATCACCCAGCAGCCTGGCTTCCTTTTCTGCTGCAATGATCTGATTGCCTGTAATTTTATCAAAATCCAGGTTTAACGAGGTGATTTCATTACCGTCTTTGCTGATAGGCTTACTTAAAGTGATCGTGTTCATGTTTCATCCCCCAATTATTATATTATTCCTAGTGCCGACCGAATAAGAGACAGTGAATCATTCCCGTTAACAACGTACTTGTAATTGAGTTTGTCAATCTCAAGTACAGTGACGCCGTTGATAACATATTTCAGGTAGACACATTCCAACTCTACCGAACTGGAATTTGCGCCGCCTGATTCCAGTTTTTCCAATTCACCTTCAGAGGGAAATCCTCGGATAACAATACGGTTGGCGTCCAAACTTCTTTCTCCGCTTGACACATCGTATTTTTGTACTGCTGAACGAAATTCCAGGTCATGGCCAGAGCAATCCAAGAGGCTGATCATGCCAGTAGTGGTAGTCCTGAAATTTATTTTCACTTTCAATGACTTGGTTTGTCCAATTGTCGGGGTTTCTAATTCCCCCAGAATGCCAGCACCTTTGAGCGTATCAGTAATGTACTGAATCTTGGGGAGTTCTACGTCAGCAACACCGAGAAGATCAGCACCGCTTTTGTAAACCCGGTACCCGACAATCCTCTCGGGAATTGCGTTTATTGAGCCCATATATCACACCTCCTTATTCTTCTGTAAACAGGGTTTCAAAATAACTGGTATCGAATTCAAGGGTAAACTCCATATCCTCTGCCGGTACCGGAGGCGTAATATATACATGGAAATTAACAATCCCGTTTAACAGGTCGGTTGTGGCATTTTCAGATTCCAAAAACTCTACCCTGCCACCCAACAGCGCACCCTTGGCCGTCAGGCCGTTTAACCAGATATTCATGCTATCCACAACTGTCTGAATCAACCGTTTATTTAGCGGATCGTCAACTTTTTGCCAGTAGGTTGTGATAATGCTATTCCCAATCCAATTAAACATTCTCCGAACCGGTATCCAGGCATCTTTAGGATCTGTACTGGTCGGGTAAATACCAGTACGGTTGCCCCAGGATTTCCATCCGCCCATAATATTTACGGCAGTAACAACACCTTTACCGTTGACATAGGCCGCTTGATCAGGACCAAGGGTGATTTCATCACCATCGGCATTGACTACGCTGTCAATTTGCATAGTTTTATTCGACGGACTGACATATGGAATGTCGTCGTTTTGTGAATCGACATAGCAAATCAGCCCAGTCAATTGAGTGCTAAAACGAAACTTTACGCCATCCAAGGCCACTTTGGGCCAACAGTTAATCTGATACTCGCTAATATAGTTTTTGGTGCTTTTCCACTCGTACACTTCGGTATATAAATCAGCGCCCTCGCTGGTACAATCAATATCTGTCACAGCCATAGCTTTGAATAGGCTATTGATATTCGTCGCTTTGGCTTTCATGACAGCCGCAACACCTGATTGATCACTCCACCCAGGTGCGTTTAATAGCCCTGGTACCAGCCCAAATTTGGGGAATACCTGGTCAATTAATTCTATACCTGTCATCGCTCCAGTGGTTGCGTCGGTACCGCCGATGATATCTGCCGATGTTACCAGGGACGGGTCGAGATTGCTATATGAAACTACCAACGCAGTCTGTGCGGATGTAATTGCGCCGCCGTCAATGGCCGTAATCAGTACATATCCGTCATCGTCGAACGCTGCGGTGTAATCCGTCCCGGAAACAAGCGCCTGCCCTGCGGTGGTAAGCTTGACAGCCAGCGACGATAACAAAATACCTTTCGTTTTAATCGTAGCCTCACTATCGGCTAAAGTTACACTCGCATCACTAATACTAACTTTGTGTTCTGTTGGATCAAGCACGTTAATGAGCACCACCGGAGCCACCGCATATAGTTTAAACATGACGTAAATTGCTTCGCATAGTTCATAATTTTCCCAGTCGTCAGAGTAGCCCATAGCTGCAACAGCTTCGCCATAGGTGTAGGCCAAGAGTGGCTTATTTACATACGCGGTAGGGTCCGTAACTAAATTAACCGGCGCTCTACCGATAAAAACAGGCAAACCGGCCGAAACTTCGACCGGTGCTGTTACTGAGGTGGCAACCTCATTTATATACACCCCATGTTTATAGGCCATAGGTTATTTCACTCCTTTCTGCAGGTAAGCGGTAACCTGGCTATACCATGTGTGATAAGCCGTACCTGTTTTATTGATTTTATCCAGCGTCTCAGATAATTTACTGACCGGAACGCAAAGTTTTTTAACCGCTGGGCATGCCGTAAATGTATCTTCCATGTGACTCGGTAAGCCATTTTTAAAAACAGCGAATCGGTTTAACCGCTCACTGGCGATATTGGGACCGACGTAAATCTGGCTTTCGGTTACGGTCGCAGTATCAGTCGTTACCGTCGTATCAACAGTATTCAAGGATTCTTCGGACATCTTCGTCCACCTCCTGTATATTGGGAATTGCGACGCTTAAAGTAAACCAACCTACCCATTCCGGTGCAGGTTGTTCTTCGGGAAATTCACGTTTTAGCGGGAGTTCGATAGAAAAACAACCACCGAAAGATCGTTGAGCCAGCAAATACGTTTTAATAGCATTGGTCAAATTCAGCAAATCACGCCAACCGCGCTGGTCATCCTCCGAATATGTGCCGCAAATAACTTTTACCTGTGCCATGGCTCCTTCATCGTTGCTGGTATCGTTGAGATACCGGGCAATCACATACGGGAAGTCCTCAGTAACTTCGACTTTCGGATTTTTGGGTGACAAGTACCCATCAGCCACTTGCGGGGCACGAAAAACGCCTTTTGGAGTCTCTAATTGCAGCATATACGTGGCTTCTTTTAGTACTTTGACCAGTTCGTCCATCATTATGGATATGTTCATAAATGACCCTCCAAGATGCGGTTTATCTCATGATCAAGGCGTTTGTCTAGTGTTGCAGTTGCCTTTTCTTCAACGCTTTTCATGACGTTTTCATTACCTACCATTTGTGGGATAGACGGTCCATAGAGTTGCTTTAACGGGTACCGCGCTTTTCCTGCTCGCACAAATACGCCGGTATGTCCGCTACTAACTCCGGCCACAAATGCTTTTTTGATCGGCTTGCGCCCACCTGAACGTTTTACACGGGCTGTAACATTAGTTTTTTTACCGCCAGGACGCTTTGGACTTATATCAAATTTGGACAAAGCTATAGGGCTACCAGATGACCTGATAGCCCCCACAGGATTGTTGGGATTTGCGTTTTTAATTACAATGGTTTTTCGCACTTCGCCAGCGGTAATCACATAATCTTTCGTTACGCTGCGCACGGCTTCGGCTCTTGCAGAGGTAATGCTTCGGTTAATTGCATTGCTCTGTGCCCTAGGCAATGCGTCCTTAATGCCACCCAGCAACATTTCGCCTTTCTTAATCTGTTCGGCGTTAAACTCAATCATGAGCGGTTCGCCTCCAGTATGACTTCCAGCAATCCTTCGCCGATGCAGTCCACAATATAAAAATACTCATTGTCGATGTTCATTTTTTGTCCTGGTATCGGTCTGTAACCCAACGTTTCCTGATTAACAAACAACTGACGACGTACAACATATACGCCGTCAATCTGATTTGGGCTTGATTTGTCGTCAATGATGCATAGAATGTTTTCTTTACCGTCAATTGTGTGTGATTCAGCGAAATCATTGGAATTTAAAAATACGGCCGTTATGTCTGCGGCCATCAACTCTTTTAAACTCATTACAGGCTGTAATTCAACGAAATGCGACCAATGGCAGTTGCTGTCAGCTTAGCCTGAACAGCAACGCCAGCTCGAGCGTTATCAGTAGCTGTTTTGGTAGCAACGTTGTTTGCATTGTCCCAGTAAATTATATCGCCAATTGCCCACGCAACACCGGTTTCTGCGGCAACATCAAACAATCCGGCAGTTACAATAGCACCTATATCACCACTAGCAATATCGGTTTGCGCAATTCCAACAGCAGCAGTTCCTAATTCCACGACATCACCTACAGAAATATCTGCTGTGGCAGTATAGTCAATAATACCGGACTTTTGAACAAAAGTAGCTTGTTTACTCATTTATCATTCCTCCGTTTTTTATAATTGTAAAACGCCGAGGTATTAAGCCCCAGCGTTCTTGTAAAGTCCACGATGGTCAAGAGCCTTAGCTCCGACATCAACACGAATCTTGAGTTCCAGTCCGTCAACATCGAAACCAATACGCTGTTCTTGGTATGGAGCACGTTGGCCGTTAAGGAATGCTACCTCAACAGTATCAATCTGACTCGGATCGGCAGCAAAATACCAAGCAGTCAAGGAGTTATCATCAAGAATAGGCTCAACAATAGGCGTTAGACCAGTGAATGGATTAAAGGTTATACTGTTTTGTTTAGCAGGATCATACGCCGATTTGATAACCTGCATTACAGCTACCTCGATTTGTGCCGGGATAATCAAGAATTTCGGTACAATGTTTAAAGTTGCCTTGCCAGCAATGGCCTTTTGTTTTCGCATGTCCGCCCGAGCCTTGCCAAGACTTTCTATACTAACAGCAGCTGCCGTGCCAGCCAAATTTTTGTGCGTATTATGGAACAATGTAACATTGTCAGCCATTGCGGGGTTATTGATTAAAATCCCATAAACCAATGCGTTAACCTTGCGGGCAGCAGCGGCACCAAACAGTTTAGGAATACGACTAATTACATTAAGATCATCATTAATAAGGGTCTGTCTGGAAACAACAAATTTTTTACCATAGGTAAGAATCTTGTATTTCTCTGCGGTATCCGAAAATTCAGCAGTTTTGTATTGACCGCCTTCGCTAACCACATCGAGATCGGGAGATTCGGAAAACTGCGGCCGGCTCATTTCCTT